CTCCCTACTATTTTTTCTAAGTAGTGAATAGCTTTTTGTAAATCCTCTTTTCTTTTACCTTTGTTTCTGAGCAGATACTTTAATGCGTTACCCTCATAGAAAGATAACTTGTACTCGTCTATAATGTCCCAAGGTTGTATCTTGTGCTGGTTGTAGTGAGTACCCCCTATCTGTTTATTTTCCATAGTGTTCTCCTGTATTTCCATTCTGGCCTATGGCATCTATCCTTACTTCTTCCGGCCAGACAATCTCATTAAGCTCCTTCATAAAAAAGTCAGCATCAGCAAGTATATCTTTGTTGGTAGACCATGTGCTGTACTTACCAAGCAAGTTGCTAGTATGTAATGGATAAGTACCATCATCAACAACTGCTTGGAATCCTTCTCCATCCCAATAGACTATCACATCACTATGAGTTAAGATAGAATTAACAGCAACAGTAAGGTTATACTTGCTGTAACTTTTATCCATACTTCTTCTCCAAGTATGAAAGACTAACAGGCATTTCATCAAAGCTGCCGTTCTGTACATCATTAAGCATCCATATACCCTTCCAACTACCGTTAGTCTGTGGTGTTAGGTACTCTTCATCTTGTTGGTAAAAGATACCACCAAAGATACCAGTAATTGCAGTGCCGTCAGCCCTCTTACTAAATGCTATGTCTCTATCTTGTACGTGTCCCATCACACAACTCATGTGCTTTTTATTTATCATGGCTCTAGCACTAGATACTGGTCTACCCATAACACCACTACAAAAGTAATGAGCAAAAGCAACACCATTAATAATAACAGGCTCTAAGAAAGGTGACACTTCCCAACCCTTAAGGTCAAAGTCTTTCTCTCCTATCACACCCTCAAGGATAGCATCGGCATCTACTGCTCTGTTAATACGGTTCTCATGGTTACCCATTGTGAATACCATACGAGGCTTCCACTGTTTCTTCTTGTTAAGTTTTAACCTGTTCATTTCTTTTCTGATAGGTTGCATAAACAAATTCATACCCTTGTTGCCAGCTTCTATATCATCGTTGTATCGTCTACCTTCAAAAGACTTACGGCCTTTATCATAAGAAGACAAGCTGGGCATATCCCAATGGTCTCCTATGTGTACGATAACGTCAGGCTTCATAGCAGCAGCGTACTTACCAGCATGTAGCAGGTGGCTTAACGGTACTCCTTTCTTAACTTGTGTATCAGGTATCACTAAAATTTTCATTGCTCGTCCTCTTCTAAATAGTCTTTATAAGCATCGTTATATGCTAGTGTTTGTTCTTCATCATTAAAATCTAAGTCTATCTTATCAAAGTCTTCATCAATAAAGTCTTCGTACTTAGTATGGTTTATGTGTCCCTTTAAGTCTAAGTCAAACATATAATCACACATCTCTGTTATTGTAAGAACCGTACCTTTAACCTCACACTCACTACAACTGCGGGAATATCCGTCAGTAGTAAAGTCTGGGTTTCTTGCCCCGCAATTATAACAAGCTGTTTCTGTACACATACTTACTCCTTTACCCATTCAATAGGAACTTTACCAACAGCCCATTTTATTTTACGTTTATCACACCACTGAGAATACTTCTGTATTTTTTTCTTAGTAGTCCAACCATTTTTTTGAAACAACATTCTAATGTCAACATCAGGGTTACACTTAATGACTGACTCCATCTTAGTTCTATCACTTGGTTTGAACCAGCCCTTTGCTTCTATGTATATACCATTAGATAATCTAAAGTCTGTTAAGTATTTAGCTTTCTGTAGTACATGCTGACTGCCACAATCTAAACACTCCATCTTTCTGTTAGTCCGTTTGTTATACATTAGGGTGGTACATTCATAAGTAAAGTCTTCTAAGTCTTTAGCAAGCCTTTCTTCAAACTTGCTCCTGTAGTTATTCATAGTCACCTCTTATATCCATTGGCATCTTTACATTTTTTTGTAGCATCCAAAGTAACTGAGTATTTTGTACCATGCGTTGATACCAATTTTCCTCTGTAAAGAAATCTTTGTAGTGACTTGCCACAGAAGCATCCCAATCCTTGCTCTCAGATAAAATCCTTGCAGCTTTGACCTTACCAATACCACGTATTCCAATAATGTTATCAACTTTATCTCCCATTAACATCTGCATATAAAACCAGTGAGTACCTTCTTCTTGTGTAACTGTCGTGTACTCTTTCTTAACAAAGTTGTAATGCTTACCTGCTACCATCAGCAAGTCTTTGTCTATGCTTGCTATCATTGTGTCTTCGGTTTGATTAAGTGATAAGGCATCATCAGCTTCCATGTGGTGTATTATCTCTGCCTTAAAATTCTTAGCCATGTAATCTCTTATAGCTTGATAGTGTACAGGCTTGGCAGTATCCTTTCTGTTTGCTTTGTACTCCTTGTCTATGTATATTCTAAAGTTACTTTGACCTGTTAGAAACAACCTGTAACTATCAGCCTTAGTATCTCTTATCATACCGTTTAAGTATTGTTTGCAACTGTGTAAGGCATAGGCGAGGGGATCAGCAATGATCTCCCCCTCCTCGTCCTTGTGCTGCGTAGCAAAACCAATACGGTATACTATTACATCACCATCTATCAGAAGCTCCATGTTAGAATGGAACAGCTTCAACATCTTCTAGCATTTCCTCTACTGTCTCTACTTCGGAGACAGAAGAAGTGATACGTCTGCTATGCAGTACATCAGGCAGTCCGTACATGTTAGACTGTGCAGGGTTATCATCATCTTCACAATCACCAGTGCAACCATCAGTGACTATACCCTTCTCTACACCAGCCTTATACTTAGCTGGGATAGCTGCTATACCTACGATGTTGTCAAAGGTTCTACCTGCACTTGCTCCTTTCCCTTCATTTAAGACAGTTGTTACATTACAAGGTTCATTTAATACTGAATCCCAATCTGCAACAGTGTCTTCTTTAGCGGAAGAATCAAAAGCCTTGAAGAACTTTAACTCCTTTCCTAAACCACTCATGGTATTGAACACGTTAAAAGGTGGTGACCATAACAGTCTAGGTAATGTCTTACCGTCTACCTCAATAGTCTCTCCAACAATCTCAATACCCAAAGATAACTGCTGGCAAGGTGCGCGTTCTGGATCACCCTTCTGGAAAGGTGTACGTTCTTGCATACCTAAGTCTGCAACATATCGTAACCTACCTTCATGTTCACCTGCCCCCAAGTTAGGTATGTCTACTGTCTCTGATCCTACTGGTGCTGTTGCTAATCTTTTAATAGCCATATTATTTAGTCCCTTCTTTTAATACCTCAGTACTTACCATTTTTGCATGGTAGTCTGCTGTAACCGAGCTAACTTGTTTAGCTGTTCCGACTGCTTCGTCTTCTTGTACACCACATGCAGTGATTAGGAATGTTGAAGCTACTAGTACTACAGTTAATAATTTTTTCATGGTTTCTTTCCTTTCTTGTTATAAGAATTTACAGTATATACTAACTTATTAGTATTGTCAAACAATTAATGTATCTCTGAATAATTAATACCAAAGTCTACATCTACGTCTAACTCTCTATTTAAGTTTAGCGTTTTGTTCACCTCACTTACGCAAGACTTAAGGTACTTAGTAACTCCTACCCTATAGCCTAGCGGTACTTCAAATATAATCTCGTCATGGAACTGACCTAAGAACTTAACATCTTTCTTTAGCATTTCCTTTAACCACATATCAAAACAATAAGTACCAGTGCCTTGATTAAGTGTCGAGAATATATCCTTCTTGCTTCTTAAGACATACCATATTTTACTCACTGGATTATACAACCAGTTGTTTCTATTTAATGTCTTAGTTATCTGCTCGTCTGCTATAGCCTTGAGACTCCAGTTCCGTTCCCAATATGCTGTATGTAATCTCTTGCCTTCTGCTACTGTGGCATCAGCACCCCTTGCTATAGTCTCCGCACCTGCCCCATAGGTAGAGGCATAGTTGGTGGTCTTTCCTTTGTGTCTTTGTGCTGTTAACTCTGCCTTGTTGTACACACTAAAGTTACCAGCCTTATAAGCCTCTGATTGTTTACGAGTTAAGAAGCCAGCCTCTACTGCAATGTCTAAGTGTGGGTCAAACCCATCCTTGTTCATTTCTTTTACGTAGTCAGGGTCAATAGGCATCATGTAATGCTGCTTGGTTCTATCTTCTAAACTACTCATGTCACTACCGCACAACTCATGCGTACTAGATGATGAAGTTAAAAGACTTCTTATCTCTGTACCGTATGGCATGCGAGGACTAGGTATGTTAACGCACACTGCGTGTTTAAATCTAAGTGTATTAGTTAGCCCTTGTATACCTGCAATAACAAAGCCGCTATCATCTACATTCTTTAGTAGGCCGGTGACTAGCCCTTTTCTGTGTGCAACAATACCAAAGTCTTCAAGGTGTTTAATCTCAGGCTTGCTGTTAATCATCTTGACTACACTAGGGCACAAGTTATCTCCTTTCTTTATCTGTGGTATAGCCCTCTTCTGTGGCATACCTCTGTGGTCTACCCCGTCCTCAACATACTTAAATGTCATAGGACTCCAACCTAAACCGAACAACCAATCTTTAACCTGTACTGGTGACGTTGCTTTAGGTTCTTTAAGTGCAGCAGGTACACTATACTCTTTATCACTATCAAAATTAATATCGTTATCTTTACACAACTGTGTCCATTTCTCACCTGTTACTGATAGGCTGCCATCTTTCTTATATGGCTTTGCTGGCTTGCTCACCTTCTTGTAAGTCTGTACCCTTGGCATCACCCCTTCTAGTGAAACAACTGCGTGTGCTTGGCTCTCAGTTAGCTTAAACAATAACTCTTCTGCCTTGTCTACGTCTAGCTTCCATTTGTTCTTCTCTTGCAGCATTGCACAGTGCATCTTAAAGTTAAGGTACTCTATCAAGTGATCGTATCCTTCTGGGTACAAGTCTTTAAGAAAATGTTGCTGCCTATTCCACAATAAAGTGTTTATCTTTACGTCTTCCTTACACCTATGTATGTACTCTTGTGAGCTTAGGTTTTCCCAATCATCTATCTTTGGTTTAGGTATTCCTAAGTCTACCCCCCAATCAGCTAACCCGTGTTTGTTTCTTTCTGGGTATAAGTACCAGCTTACAGCAAGAGTATCAACTAGCTTGGCTTGTATTGTAATGTTATAAATACGCTCTATAACTGGTATGTCAAACCTGATTATGTTGTGGCCTACAAGTACATCATCCTTAGTTAAAGACTCAAAGAAACCTTTGTCTACCATGTAGCCGTTAGCAATGGCGCAATGTATCTTGGTTGGATTAAGTCCATCACACTCAATGTCTAATATGTATTGCATCTTACTTCCTCCCTACTTTTAGTATGTGTATAGGTACTTTGCATTGTTCAGACACATCACCCAAGTATCTAATATCTTTTATCTTTAGGTTGTTGTCTTCTATCATGTCTTTGAAGTCATCAATAGCTGGCCTGTATCTTTGGTCATAAACTTCACCATCAAAACTTACGGTATCTGAAAACATATCTATCTCAGATATAAATATAGAACCATTAAGAGTAAGTCTATCACCTACCTGTTTGTAAAATTCTTTGTGGAACTTCCACTCTCTATCCGAGGGTCTTAGGTCGTTACTTAAATACCCATACTTTGAATGACTGGCTTGTATGTCAAAGTAGTTAGGAGGATTAGAAACTATACAATCAAACTCTATATCCTCCGGTATACCCTTAAACATATCAGATATATATGTTGTAATGTTGTTCGAGCTTTTGATTGTTTCGTTGACTACCTCTATAGCCTCTGGGTTTATGTCCATTAGATGTAGGTTATTACATAGCCCGCTTTCTTTTAACCACAAACCAATCCAGCTTGCCCCACAACCTGCTTCTAATAAGTTATCATAAACTCTGTTCTCTTGGCTAACAACTTTTTCAAATGATGGTGCTAACTCTCTACCACCTCCATCTAAATGTTCTCTGTAGTACACATGGTTACAGAATTCATTAAACTCTTCTGACATTAGTATCTCCTTGGCTCTAAATAAGTTATTGTTCTTTCGTCAAACACTACATCACAACTATACCCTTGTCCAAAGTCTCTGTCAAATAGCATTCTAAATTCTGATATGTTCTCTCTCTCTGGTGGGCAGTCCTCTGACCTATCTCTGCTAATACCGTGTCCGTAGTGCGCCCATTTCTCCATAGCTCTTGAGCCTGTAAACTCATGCGAGTATACCTTTCCGCCCTGTTCGTGCGACTTATTACCTTTAGGCTTAGGGTTTACATGACTGTAGCAGAAGATAGTTATCGGGTACTTTAGCACCAAGTCTGCCATGTCTGTCATAATCTCGTTGAGCTTATCGTTGGCTTCGCTTGATGCGTACCTACTAATTAGTGCTGTCAATGGGTCTAAGATAAAGATATTGATACCGTCTAACAAGTGCATTTCTTCTATAGCTATTCTGATATCATCCCAATCTCTGCTTGCGCTTCGGTCGTAGAATCTAACCTTGCCTTGCATTGTTAGAAGTGTGCTTCTTAACTTATCTGTGTCGTACTCTGCATCTGGTCTGGTGTAGTCTACCTTGTCTCTCTTTCCTGCTAACTTCTTAGCTGTTTTAGCTGGTGAATTTTCTAAGTCAAACATACCCACGTTAACTTCTTCTTGGTACACAAGGTGAGTGACTAGTTGATGCTGGTGGTCAGTCTTTCCTATCTTTGGTGCTGCCCCTACAATATGGATAGTGTTAGGTCTAATTCCAAAGCAAGCCTTGGTAACTGTAGGCCAAGGAAATGATAGCCCCATCTTAGGCTGCTCTAGTGCCTTGTCTATGAAGTCTTCTATGTCCAGCACTTCACCTTGTCTAACTACTGTGCTATCCCACACTGCCTTCTGGTATAGCTCCTTGCCCCTA